TTAAAGAACATACCATATGATTATATTACTATAGCTGGTAAATCATTTGAAGAAACCCTTTCCGTTATGAGAAGGTGGTTAGTGAAAAGGGTTGGCTTTGATGAGAACGGAAGAACTAACCCGTGCATGATTATATACGATTACCTAAAACTAATGCACTCAGAGCAGATTTCAGATGGAATGAAAGAGTTTCAAGTCTTAGGATTCCAGATCACTCAACTACACAATTTTACTGTTCAATACGATGTTCCATGCCTTAGCTTTGTTCAGCTAAACAGGGATGGAATCACCAAAGAGTCCACCGATGCTGTAAGCGGGTCTGACAGATTAATATGGCTTTGTAGCAGCTTTACCATCTTCAAGAGAAAATCAGATGAGGAAATGGCCGAAGACGATGGGTCTAGTGGAAATAGAAAACTCGTTCCCATTGTCTCCAGACATGGTGGCGGTTTATCCGATGAATTTGATTACATCAACATGACCATGCGTGGTGAATATGGAAGAATAGACGAGGGGTTCACCAAGTCAGAATATATCCTTTCCACTAAAAAACAAAAAGAAGGCTTCGACAATAATGTTAGCAATAGCGAAGAAGGCTTTACGATAGAAGAAGAGATTGACCCGGAGAAACCGTTTTGAAACAGCTTTCAAACAAAGAGCTTAAAAATTTGTCTGATAAGATTGCTATAAACATCATTCCTATTTTTGAAAAGTTTGGCATAGAGGTAAATGATTTTGATGACTACATTTCTTGCCCTTGCCCAATTCATGATGGAGATAACCCCAACGCTTTTACGATGACTACTGATTGTAGCCATCCTTACTTTGGTATGTGGAAATGTTGGACTCAAGGATGTGAAGAAGAAAATATCAATACACCCGTAGGGTTAATTAGAATACTATTGTCTAAGGCAAAAGGTGAAGATGTATCTTTTGATGACACAATAGAATACTGTATGAAGCTGGTAGAAACAGATTTTGAAGACTTGAGTAAAGAATCTTCGTTGATTCAATTTAAAACTATTTCTAAACTTGAGAAAGATTTACGAAGAAGAGAAAAAAATAAACAAAGTGGAATAACCAGAAAACAAGTAAGAGAGTCTCTGGAAAGGCCCGCTAAGTATTATATAGATAGAGGTTATTCAAAAGAGGTATTAGATCAGTTCGATGTAGGTGTTTGTACAAATAGAAACAAACAGATGAGAGGTAGAGTCGTAGCACCTGTATACGACGATGATTTTGAATTTATGGTTGGTTGCGTTGGAAGAGTGGCGCATGAGAATTATAATGGTAGGAAATGGGTAAACTCAAAACAGTTCTATGCGGGAGCATGGTTGTATGGTTATTGGTTATCTCAAGAACATATTCGTAAAAACCGATCTGTCATTCTCGTTGAAGGACAGGGTGATGTTTGGCGACTTTGGGAGTCTGGTATTAGAAACGTAGTTGGAATGTTTGGTTCTAGCCTAACAGACACACAGGCAAGGATACTTGAAACTTCTGGTGCTTTTACATTAATATTACTTACAGACAATGACGAAGCAGGTAAGAAAGCAAGAACTTCAATACGAAAGAAGTGTGATAGAATATTTAATATATTAGAAGTTGATTTGTCTACTAAGGATGTAGGCGAAATGAGCGTAGATCAAATTAACACAGAGCTAAAACCAAAATTAGAAGGGTATATAAAATGACAAATATACTAGGTCTTTCTGGAAGAAAACAAAGTGGAAAAACAACGTCGTCAACTTTTCTACATGGATATCAGCTAAGATATCACGATGTTATTGAGAAATTTTTAATGGATGAGAATGGTAGTCTTGTAGTAAACGCTGCCCAAATTGACGAAAACGGCAAAGAGGTTGAAGGTCTTGGAATACTAGATATTGAAAGAAAAGATCCAGACTTTATTGAATATGCAAATAGATCAATCTGGCCTTACGCAAAGTCTTTTAGTTTTGCAGATCCATTGAAGGTTATTTGTATGCAGCTTTTTGGTTTAACTGAAGCCCAATGCTACGGCACAGACGAAGATAAAAACACCCCCATTAATATTAAATGGGAAAACATGCCTGTCTATAAACTGAGTTCTGCGGAAAAGACCGGCTTTATGACGGCTAGAGAATTCTTGCAATATTTTGGAACCGATGTGTGTCGTACAATAAAAGATAGTGTATGGGTAGAAAATTGTATAAGCAGAATGATAAACAGCGGAACAGAATTGGCTATAGTTCCAGATATCAGATTTCCAAATGAAGTAGAAGCGATACAAAAAGCCGGAGGTAAAGTAATACGCCTTACTAGATCGCCGCACGAAGATTCACATCCTAGCGAAATTTCTCTAGACAACTATGGAGGATTCGACCATGTAATAAACAACAAAGATATGACCATAGATGAAACAAACATGGAACTGTTAAAGGTACTCAGGGAATGGGGATGGTTAAAAACCAAAAGCTCATAAGTATACCGTGGGATTCACGGATGGTAGAACAAGCACAATCAAAAGCAAAAAAACTAGGGAGAATAAATAACTCAATATTAAAAGGCGGTGGTAACGCCGCCGGATACCTCGGAGAAGAAGCAGTAGCTGCTTATATTGGGGCTAAGATAACCAGTTGCGACAAAGGTGATGATAAATATAACTATGACATTATTGCCAAAGATGGTCGCAAGATAGAGATAAAAACAAAACGAAGAACAGTTGATCCTTTGGATTATTACGATGTTTCGGTTGCGAAAACAAGCGTCCACCAAAGGCCAGACCTATACATTTTTGTAAGCATTAACTTTGAAAATATGATGATGGAAAATGGAAAACGAGTCTATCGTGGTATTAAAAATATTTGGATAGTCGGGCAGGCAGAGCCTGAAGATTACTTTGCAAGGGCAAAGATTTGGAAAGCTGGAGAAATTGATAACAACAATGGCTTTAAAACTCATGTAGATATGTACAACCTGCCCATATCAGAAATTGAACCACTAGATGATAGTTTGCTACCACAGAAGCAGTAGTCTTGGAACTTTGGAATTTTGTCAGCAAAAATATTTTTTGCAATACAATCTCTCCTTCAAGGATAAGACCAATAAAAAAGCCTTAATGGGTACTATTACCCATAAGGTAATGCAGACTCTTGGAGACAAGAAGATTGCAATGAATAAAGGTCTTGATGTCGTAGAGGATGAAGAGACTGGAAAAACACTAACTCTTGAAGAGTGCGATAATCTGGAATTGTTAAATGACCTAGCCTTTGATTACTACTCATCTAGCTTTCCAGAAGTAAACATAACGCAAGCAGACAAGCGAACCTGTTTGAAATGGGCAGAAAAAGCGGTTGCGTATGAAGGTGGGTCTTTAGACCCTAGAAACCAAGAGGTGTTCGCAACTGAACTATTTTTCGATATTGAAATAAAAGAACCTTGGGCAAAATACTCTTACAATCTTGGTGGCAAAACAATAGAAGGCTACTTGTCAATCAAGGGAACGGTAGACCTCATACTAAAACAATCTGAAGACTACTACGAAATCCTAGATTACAAGACAGGTAAAAGAATAGATTGGGCAACAGGTGAAGAAAAGACGTATGAAAAGCTACAAAAAGACACGCAGCTTCTCTTGTACTATTACGCCCTTAAAAATATGTATCCAGAACGTGAATTTTCAATCAGTATTTATTATATAAATTCTGGCGGCTTGTTCTCGATGGCGTTTGACGAAGAAGATTATGCAAAAGCCGAGGATATACTCAGGAAGAAATTTGAGCAGATAAGAAACACACAGCATCCCAGACTTCTTTCTAATGAAAACAAGCACTGGAAATGCCAAAAGCTTTGTAAATTTAGCGAACCTTACAAAGACACGGGTAAAAGTTTATGCCAACACATACGAGATGAAATCGTAAGCAAAGGCATAAACAAAGTTGTTGAAGAATACGGAAATATTGAAAAGATCACTACCTACGGAGATGGTGGTGGAAGATTAGCGGATAAGAAAAAATGAATTGGACACCTCTACACTTACACACGCACTATAGCTTGCTAGATGGCCTCTCAAAGCCCTCACAGGTCGCCTCACGCTGTTCAGAATTGGGCTTTGAATCTTGCGCGCTAACCGATCATGGCACTATATCGGGTGCTGTGGCCTTTACACAGGCTTGCCAAAGTAAAAATATTAAACCAATACTTGGGTGCGAGTTCTACCTAAGCTCCACCGATTGCACAATTAAGTCCGAAGAAAACAGAAGGCTTAGTCATCTTTGTGTATTAGCTAAAAACAAAAGCGGCTGGAACAAGCTAATACAAGCTACATCGAAAAGCAACGACGAAGAAAATTTTTACTACAAACCTAGACTGGATCTAGACACCCTTGGTCAGTTTGCAGGTAATGATCTAATTGCTTTTAGCGGCCACTTAGGAAGTGACTTAGCTAATTGTATATTTGCCGATGCCAAATCAGCTTACAGCGCTGCAACAGAAGAAGAAGCTAAAAGATATATCCATCCTGAATGGGTTGAGCAAACAGTAATTTTAGCAAATCATTATAGGGATATTTTTGGCAAAGAAAACTTTTTCATTGAAATACAAGCCATAGACCAAGAGAACTCGCCCGCAGCAAACTTAGTGGTTCAAGGTTTACGTTATGTGGCAAAGAAATATGGGTTTCAAAGCGTAGCTACAGCAGATTCTCATTATCCAGAAAAACAAGATGCTGGAGATCAATTACTGCTTCTTTGCTCAGCTATGAAAACCACACTAAGGGGCATCAAAAAGAAAATACAAGAAAATGGTGATGTAGCCTTTAGCGGCTTTATGAAATCAAATAATTTTCATATACCATCTCTGGAAGAAATACAAGCAGTCAATCATCCTCATGAAATAGCCACAACCATGCAAATTGCAGACATGTGCGAAAATTATGACATACTTGGTAAACCAATGCTTCCTAAGTTTGATTGCCCAAATGATAGATCCGAAGAAGAACATCTACGACAACTCTGTAGGGATGGCTGGATATCTAGACTGGCTCCAACTGGAAAGGTAAGCCATCAGCAATCAAAAGATCTCTACACAGAAAGAATAAAGAAAGAGCTTGATGTCATAAGTAAAGCAAACCTTTCTGGGTATTTTCTTATTGTTAGAGACATAGTAAACAGCGTCCAACAAAAAAATTATATTCCGGGGCCGGGAAGAGGCTCTGCTGCCGGATGTTTAGTATCATACCTAGTAGGAATAACACAAGTAGATCCAATAGAGTACGGATTAATTTTTGAGAGATTCTACAATGCGGGGCGAAATACCGATAATCATATATCTTTGCCAGATATTGACATTGATGTTCCCGCATCCAAACGTGACGAAACAATTGATTATATACGAAATAAATACGGTCAAAAAAGAGTTGGTCAAATGGTTACGTTCGGACGACTTCAAGGAAGAAGCGCTCTAAAAGAAGTTCTAAGAATGAACGAAGCTTGTGGCTTTGATGAAATGAACGCAATAACCAAAAGCTTGCCACACGAACACGAAGTATCTGATCAACTAGCAGAGATGGACGACCCGTCTGTGATCAAGTGGACTCTAATGAATCAACCAGAAGTGCTTCGAGATTACTGTAGGCTTAACGACAACGAAGAGCTAGAAGGGGATTACGCTAAACTCTTTGCTCAGGCCATGCGAATAGAGGGAACATTCAAGTCTCAAGGAAAACACGCAGCAGGTGTTGTTATATCATCACATAGCTTAAACGAAGTTTGCCCAATGGTCAGGGATAAAAAGGGTTCAGAGAAAATTGCTGGAATGGAAATGAACGACCTTGAAGCAATGGGTCATGTTAAATTCGATATATTGGGTATTTCTTTATTAGATAAAATCATGGGTGTAAGGGATCAACTGAAAGATAAAAATGTCTAGACACAACAAAACAAACCAAAGCTACCGACAGCGGGTAAAAGATCGTATCGAAAATGGTAGATACGAAGAACATAAAGGTCTCTCTATATGCAAAATAAACGATTTTTACCCACTGATGAATGGCAAG